TGAAGAGCAGTGTTCCAGATTAGGCTTATTCAAAGTGGTTCGCTCAGAAATGCACCTGAAAGTTAGATAAGCCAAGAAATCTTCTTTGTTCTCATAATAAATAGATTGAGCTTTAACCGCTAGAAGCTTATCTGTTGCAATTTCTTCTACTTTAGACTTTAGAATACCATCGAATGGCAAATTATTATCTTCTATAAAATAGATAGGCTTGCAAAAACTGAAATCAGGAATACAAATGCTATAAGTCAAATTATTCTTGAAGACATAAGAGTCATAAAATGGAATGCCCAAGCAAAGATTATTTTCATCCCATAACTCCTTAAGAGTCTTGCAGTCTATTCTTGGATAATAATAAAATCCTCTGGTGCTTGCACTAGTTGAAATTTTAATTAGATTTTGATAGCCTTCAGAATTCCTAATGAAAACTATAACCTTATGCTCCTTATCTTTAGATTCGGCAGTCTTGTTATCTATATCATCGCACACAGTCAATCGCAAGCCAAATCTTAAATCTAATTTGGCATCTTCGCAAGACTTGTAAGCCTCAAGAAATCCAGAGATAGAGTCATCGACAAGATAAACTTTATCTAAACCGAGCTTTTTAGAGATATCTATTATTGAACTTGGTTCATCTGCATCGCTAGATCCAGCCTTGGCAAGCGTTAAAACAGACTTCCCAAGACTATAATGGGACTTAAAAAGCGGGATCGCTGAATACTCCATACCTTAGTATGGCTCTGAAAGTTTGGAAGTCAATCAAAAAGTCAACTCATCTTTGCGCCAGAATGGGCAACCTTTATATTCTTTTTTATTTACAAGCTTTACTTTTGGATCATTTACTAGAGAATTTTTATCAAAAGAAGATTTGATAAATTTATCATTCTCATCTACGCCAACGTAGAAAGTCACAGGAAGCCTAGAAGGACATATCCATTTGCCCGGAACATCACTGCCACACATCCACTTTTTCTTAGGGGACTTGGCGGCAAGATTCTCTACAGCTTTCTTTTCGTCAAAAGAAGAAATATATCCAGCAACATAACTTAAATAAGCTTTGAATCCCTCCAGTTGTTCAGCGGTAGGCTTGGGAGCTTCTTGGATTGGCTGCTTCTTAAACTTAAGAAAAATAAAAGAAACGTCTGGAATATAACCCTTGGTTTTGAATACAGCCAAAGAGTACATCAGATTTTGCAAATTGAAATCAATCTCTTCTTTAGAGAACTTTCCTTTGCTTGATTTATAATCGTAAATTTTATATTCAGTATCGCTAAATTTAGCAAGCTTATCAATAAAACCATTGATGATATAATCATTTTCTTCTAACTTGAATTCTGATTCGGCCTCAACAAGAACAGCGCCACAGCAGAAAAAATCGCTTTGAAGCCCAGTCTGGATCATGGAGTATATCATCTCCAAGTTTTCCTCGTCATCGACCTTTAGCTTTTTAGCGTTCTTTAATATAAGTCTATGGATAGCTGGGTTTTTAATTATGCCAGCCTTTCCAGAGCATAGATCATCGAAATACTTCTTGTGCCTATCAGTCAATAGGAGCTCGAAAATCAAATGGCAGATTGTACCTCTAGACGCTCCAGAATTGGAGATATCTGGAAGCTTAAGAATATATTTAGTATAGTAAAGCCAACTGCATCCTTCAGCAGTTTTGATTTTACTAGCACTTAGCTTTACTTTTTCTACGGCACTCATTATATTGAATTATACCAGTTACTAATCAGAGATCTATCTTTTAAATGCATTTCACCGAAATCTTTTGCTCCAAATGGCAGTTTTATTTCTACTTGACTGGGATCAAAGTAGTTCAAAAGTCTTTGCTTGGCAGATTCCGCAGCCATGTTTCCAGCAGCATTATTAAAGCTGTCGTCATTAAAGGCAATTACAATTTTCTTAGGATTGTACCCGATGAGAGAATAAACAATTTTTGGCGAAAGATTCAATCCAAAAGATACTATACAATTATTTATTCCATTTTCTCTTAGAGCAAGCATGTCGCCTATGCTTTCTACAAGAATTATTTCTTTGGAAGATTTAATGTCTTTAGCGTTAACTTTAAGCGGAAACGCCCATTCTTTTTTATCTCCAATCAATTTCCACTTGGGGCGACCTTCTAGGCTAATTTTAGAAACATCTCTACCGGCAAAGCCAACTATTTCATCCTTACAATTGAATATTGGAAATACATATCGATTGAACATCTTACCAGTGGTTGCAACACCGCCTTGAAAAGGAGCAAGAGTTTGGCTTGATATTCCTCTGTTACCCCAATAAGAATCGTCTCTAAGAAGCTTGATCAATAAAGATTTATCAAATACAGTGGTTTGAGTTGTAGTTACTCTTTGCTGATGCTCTTCTTCATTAGAAGTATTGATTCCTTTTTCAGAAATCCATTTTTTGGCTTCGTCTATTGATTTTAATTTAAGAGTTAACCTAACTAAATCTTCTATAGATCCACTAATATTTTCTTTGAAGTCAACCCATTGCCCAGAATTCTTCCAAATCCTGAGCACGTTATCGTTACCGGAATCTCTATAAAGAGGTCTGGTTCTAAATTCTCTGCCGTGATCTGTCAGAGTGTAACCGATATCTGTTAGTATCTGTCTTACTGATTCGCAATCGTTCATAGAACTTCGCCATCGCCAGAGTCGTCAAGTTCGGGCCTCAAAGCTTTAGCAGACAAAACATCCTCTAAAGTTCCAGTCTCCTCAACATTAAAGTTATTAATATTGAAGCTTATGTAATTAGGAGCGTATTTTATCTTCTTGCCTTCTTTGATTCTGACTAGATCGTGATGACCAGCGGAGTCTTTACCTTGGAAACGAGTGGCAAGAGGAATGAGTTTATGGGAACCAAACTCTGGGCCATCATCAGCAATCTCCTCGACGCTCTTGCGCCGAAAAATAGCAACGAATGACGCGAACCATTGGAGCCGATCAGATTGAGAAATTGCGCTGCTATCATCAACGCCGTTTTCAGCACTTCGATTAAGCTGGCAGGCGGTCAAAATGGGAACATTCAATTCTGAGCACAGCTCTTTCAAAGCGTTGACTTTTTCGCCAATCAATTGATATTCCTGTTTATTCTTATCAGACTCTCCGGTAAGCTTAATATAGTCATAAACAATAACGCATTGGTTGCCTCTGCCCACTTTAGAAAAGTACCAGCGTTTAACAATAGATACAACTTCTTCAATTGGTTTGCCAGCTACCTGAAGGTGATCTACTTGATTACTTAATGACTTAATCTTGCTTTTGCTTTCTTCGAATTTCTGGAATAGGCTCGCATTCTTTTTCCAATTGCCAGTCTCAAGATGCCAAACTGGAATGCCAGTCAAAGAAGATGCTATTCTGAACTTCATGTCTATAGTAGACATTTCAGTGTCGAGAACCAAAGCTCGACAGCCTTTGTTCATCGTGGTGATCTTGATGGCTAGATCATTCAAGATCGTTGATTTTCCGTGCTTTGGGCGGCTTACCCAAGCATAGATATTACCGGGGCGAATGCCACCATAAAGACGATTAAAGTTTTGATATGGGCTAATTAAGCCAGTATCTTGAATCGGATTATTCCCGCGCTCTTCGATAATTTCTATAACATTAGCAGTTATATCTTCTGGCTTATTGTTCTCAGCAGCATAAACACAAATCTTGCTATTATAGATCTTGTCGGATTCGTTGATGATTTCTTCGATTGGCTTTTCGGCGCATGAATTAGCAAACTTTTTGATCTCGTCTCCAGTTTGCTCTATCTCACGCCGGATTCTAAGCTTGAGAAGCTCCTTCGCGCCTTCGATCAAGCCAGCTTGAGACGTTGGAATGAGGCAAATACTATTGACATAATTGAAAATATCAATAGACTGATCTTTAAATGTTATGCCAAGATTCTGGCACTTCTGGGATATCAGGACTTTGTCTATCTGCTCTCCCTTATTAAATGTCTCTTTAAAGACGCAAAAAATAGTATAATGAACCTCATTGATGAAATCGCTGTCGCTAATAAAAGATTCAATGTCAGCAAATGAAGCTGGGAATCTGATTAGTCCAGATAATACGTATTTTTCTACCTGTAGTGAATATATCGCCATTAAAGTTTGATGTTAAATTTATCTACGAAAAACTGCTCTGTTAGGTTTTTTACTTCATCTTCATAAATCTCCACCAATTGAAATTTATTTAAAGAAAGCCACTTCTCTTTAGCGACATCTCTTTTAATAGACTTCAAATAGTTTAGACGCGAATCTCCATGAAAGAATTTATTATAAGCAGAGTGCTGCTTTCCATGGACTTCTACAGCTATTCTTAGAGTAGCGTTAACGATATCGACTTTCAGCCGAGATCCGAAAACAGGAAACTCTTCATAGACAATATGATTTTTCCAGTACTGTTTAAGAAATTGCTTGGTATTAAATTGTACTTTGGATCGAGAAGCAGCCTCCCAATCTATCAAATATTGAGAGACGTTTTTGCTTACAACCTTTCCATATACATTAAAAAGCTTCATTTCTTAAGAGCGCTAATAAACTTATTAAAAAGATACTTAGTAATATCTTGATGCTCTTCTAGGAAGTTCTTTAGATTAGCCTCTCCTTGATGCTGTTTCGGCATTTCAAGGCTATTGTCGGCAAGCTCTTTGATAAGTTCATCAGTGATAGTGATCCAAGCCCCCTTGGCATGAGCAAACTCCCAAGCCAAAAGCTGGTCTACAATCTCGTACTCGACCCAAACGCTTGATCCATTAGAACGGCCATACTTAATTGGATAGCGAACTTCTCTGCCAGACTTCTCGTTAGGAGTCTTCTTAAAGACAATCTTGCACCAATGGCCGACTGGGTTGCCTTCTCCCTTTGCGTTAGCGTAAATAAAATCCTTATTCCATCTCTGCTGGAATTCTAGAATCCAGTCTGAATAGTGGAGAGCAGCATTTCCGCCGCTGGCATTAGTGACCTTTGGATCGCCCTTCTCATACGGATTGATCTTAATAGAAGATCTAACCTGAGAAATAATAAAACAAACATGTCCGCGAGAAGAGAAAGCCGCAGCCATCTTCCTCAAGAGATCAGAGGTGAGCAATGCCGCTCCAGCGGTTTTATTCGCTTCGGTGGCGGACTTCGCCAGATCGTTTCTAGGAACCAATGCGTCTAGACTGTCGATAATAAAGAAATAAATATTTCCATCATCGTTGTCTTTGATGAGTTCGCGCATAGTGTCGGTAACGAACTCGTAGTCATTGGTTGGGATCACTCGCCACTTGCTTGGATCTGTATTGACGCCAGATCTTGCAACCATGTTTTCGCTCAAGCGCCCTTCAGATTTAATATAAATAATGCAACCCTTTTCTGGATGCAAGAGCTGAAAATTACGAGCAAACGATAAAGCGTTGCTGGTTTTTCCGCCTTCAGTGATTCCTGAAGACCTGATGATGCCGGGATGGATTCCGCCACCCATTTCGATATCTAAAGTAAGGCTTCCGCTGCTTACAACATAATCAATATTATTGTCAAAAGCGTAGTGGTGGTCTTTGTTTCTATTAAGAATGCTGTCCAGCACCTTAAGCTTGCCTGAAGAATTTGAAACCTCGGCTTCTTCTTGGACTTCTTTTTTTGGTCTTGCCATATTATTTATTGTTGAAAATATTTAGAAACTGCTTGAAAGATGTGGGTTTTAAAACGACCTCCGTTGGAGGCGCGACAGGATTATCTTCTAAAACTATCTCTTCCTTTTCAAAAGAAAGAGATTGATATTTTTTGATATCGTTCAAGAAATTTTTTCCATTGTCTCCCAGAAACCAAGTAAGAGAGATGACCTTTGTTCTTCCCTTAAGGCTAATCAACCAATCAAAACCATATTCTTCTATCAACTTGGTTGCAATTCGCATCTCATTGGGCCAATTGCAAGATTTAGTGTCAGAAAGAAATAAAATAATAATCTGCTGCTGCTGGCTTAGCTTTCTTGGTTTCTTCGTTTTAGCAGTCATCGCTCCAACTATGCGTGGTTACGAGGATTTGTCAAGCAAAGAGATGTCGTGGGCAACCATTTTTTCCACCAAGCTCTTGAAATCAACTTTCGGGGACCATCCAAGCTCTTGTCTGGCAGGGGTAGAATCTCCGATTAAGAGATCGACTTCTGCTGGACGATAAAATTTTTCATTTATTTTAACTAAAATCGAAGAAATGGGATCATGAGATATTGCATATTTGGTAGATACGCTGTACTCTTCATTTATTCCTGATCCATGCCACACTCCTTCTATTCCTGCTTCTTTGAATGCTATTTGTATGAACTCTCTGATAGAGTGGGTTTCGTCGCTAGAAAGAACGTAGTCTTTTGGATTATTCTGATTTAGCATTTTCCACACTCCATCAACGAAATCTTCAGAATCAGACCAATCTCTTTTAGCGTCCAAATTTCCTAATTCAATTGGATTAAAAGTTTTATTCTTTTTTATGGCATGATATATTCTGGCTACGCCTTTTGTTATTTTTCTAGTAACAAACTCTTCTCCACGCTTTACTCCTTCATGATTAAATAAAATTCCATGAATAGCATAAAGATTATAAGACTCTCTATAAACCTTCACTAAGTGTCTTGCGGCAGCTTTAGACGCTCCGTATGGGCTTCTTGGACGAATTGGATGGTTTATGTCTTGAGGGATGGCTGCAACGTCTCCGAATTCCTCACTAGATCCAGCAGAATAAAATCTGCAATCTGGTTTGAATCTCCTTATAGCTTCGAGACATCTGGCTACTCCGGAAGCATTGGTGTCAAATGTTTGCAATGGTATAGTCCAGCTACACCCTACGAAACTCTGAGCGCCAAAATTAATAAAATAATCTGGTTGAATTTCTCTAACTATGTTGTCAATACTGACGCTATCAGATAGATCTCCATACACAAATTTAAATCTAGGATCGTTTAAAAAATTAGTGCAATTTAAAAAGTTTGGGTTAGAGGTTCTTCTGATCATTCCATATATGCTATGGTTGGTATTCTTAAGTAAATACTCTACCATATTTGCGCCATCTTGGCCAAGCACCCCGGTGACTAAAATTGTTTTTGAGATTGGCGTAGACATATTATTAATTGCTTTCTATTTTACCCCACTTAATGGAATTCCAAGCTCTCTCGTAGAAATAATAAACAAAAAATCCACTTATGTTCATGTAGATTGCTTTTTTTAAATTAGCGTCTGTTAAATTATTAAAACAGATCAAGATCAAGTAACTATTTAAAGTAGCAAATATTCTCCAAATGATTGTTTTTATAGTTGACCTAATTTTTGTTTCCATTTTTGATTAGCTCGCTAGATGAATATATTTTAGGTAAATCTAATACGATTTCAAAAATATTATTGTCTTTGCAAGTCTGAGATTCCGCTGAAACAAGATTGCCTTGCTTTCTGTCTCCG